CACTCAGTTCCTGGTGCCTGCTCGAACTTCCATTGGCCCGTAGCGGCGTGGTAAAACAACTCCAGATGGGCATCGCGAATGTTGACAATCCAGTCGTCACTGGAATTGTTAAGTAGCTCGCCGGATACCGAGTTTTGTCGGATAATCAGCGGGAAGCGGTCGAACGTGCCGCTGATGTCCACTACCGCAATACGGTCGGAATCGACCGGGGATTCGGGGAGAGTGAGGACGATACTGCCATTGCTGGTATCAGCAATGACTCGATCCCAAATCGCAGCGGTATAGGTACTGTTGCTGATGATGGGAGTGTTTGTCAGGTTTTGCGGATACGTGTTTAGGTTGCCGACAAACGTATTCGGTCTAAGGTCGATGTAACCGGTTCCAACCACCTCGCCGGAGGCGGGGTCGGTTGCCAGGCCATCTCCAGATGAGTTAAGGGTGATTTTGGCCAGCGGCACGTGGGGGTTCGTAACACTCGGCAATGCGCTACCGATTGATACGGTAATCGGGGCGGTCTGGTTCTCAAGTACGTAGAGATATGAGACACTGTCCGCACCACCCAGGATCTGAACAAGCTGACGAGCCCATGAGATAGGGTTGCCATCACGGCCAACCATGGTGCCAGCTTCAACGGTTACACCGATCCCACCCTCAGCCGCAGGACGGGTCGAGGGTACACCGGGTACTACTACCTGTGATGTGGTCCCATCCCAGCCCAGCACAATGCCATCGTGTGCCGTGCGGCCCAGCGCCGTCTCCTGGTCTACACGTGGATCAGCAATCTCCCAGTCCTTGATCCGGTCACGTTGACGAATCTGCCAACCGGCTTCATCACCTGCGTTAGGGTTACCGTAGTAATCGGTGCGGGTATTGCCCGTGAAAAGGTGGGATTTTTGTACCTCGTTGAGGTATGCACTACTTACGGCTTTACCGTTCTCAAATACGATGCGATCCACAGTAACAATTGTCTTTCTATATGGCTTTCAACGTATTATTCACGGTGTGCGGTACCAGATAACACGTCCTAACCACTTCGGACTCGGCCCGAAGGTACATAACTCGACGAGGACGAGGGCTCCGGTCGCTGCGTAGTTGCTAGGGTCAGTTCCGGCACCCCAATCGACATCGTAATCAAAGTATGTGGTAAACGATGTGCCCGGTGTGCCAACAAACCTCATCAGGATGCGCAACTCTCTGTAGAATCCGGCAGGGGTATCATTAGGGTTAGGTACGGGCACCGGGAGGTTGTCCGGATTCGTGACATCGAGATCCAGGTAGTTACCTGAAAAAAGGTTGGTGTTGATGGGACGGTTGACACACGCCCCGCCTAGTTCGATGGGGTTTCCTGTTACGTCAGCGACCCACACCCTACCGTCGGTCGAATTCGTGATCAACTCCCCTTCGGCACCATCTCCAATGAACGGCTCCTCACCCGGTAGCGATGTTGTCAGTGTCTGTACCGTTGCCTCCATGGCAAATTTAACTCCTACTAAAGGGCTTTCAACGTTGAAAGCAGGTTAGGAGGAACGCAGTGTGGCAACGTATCTTACCGATTCTTGGTCAACCGTCTCAGGTCTTGCTGCGGTAGCTTATGGGTCGGCAACCCGTTACCCGGAGGTAAAGAATCAGGTAAAAGGTATATTGGGTCCCATGCTGCCATCAACAATTATCGAGGAAAGACTGGATCCGGATACGTTTGTATCTGTTCTGCAGTCCGAATACGGCCATGGCGAAAAATTTGCGAGGTATATTGATTCGCAGGGCGACAGCCTTAATATTGTTGCGGAAAAGATCCGTACCGACGTGATTCAGGCCTACAACAAGATCGCTACATACGAAACATCACTGACCGACATACTGAGCTATGTGGCTGAGTCGACCGGTATGGATCCGCAACGTGTTAAAAACAACCTCGAAGCCTCTATTCCCGACCTCGGCCTGGTGTCCCGTCTCGCAACTAGCGGGCCGGTCAATAAACTGGATAAGTTGCCTGCCGGAACCCGCATCGAGTTGAGCGATAACGTTGAGTTAGATCGTGATGGTAATGGAATCAAACTGACAACGGGCTACTTGACGCCGGCAGACTATTTCTCCGAGATAGCGTACCCGGGCATGGGCGGCACCAGCGAGAACCTTCCCGACAGCTTACTCGAATCTATCAGACAAGGGTACAGTGGATACGCCACCCTTCAACCACTCGATGAGGTGTTGCGTACTGGGATTGCCGACATCGTATCCACAAACGACATCCGCAACATCAACAACGTGTCTCGATCAGTTGCCGGTCTGGGTACTACGGATCTGGTACGCGACGTTAGCCGTATTGGCTCTTTGAGCGACGCTGATTTGGCCATGTACGAGTTCGATCTTACCAGCCTGGTTGTGGACATCAACGGATACACCGTGTATGACCCCTTGACTGATTCAAGCGGTGACTATCTCGATCCTCGTCTCCTGCCCGACTACGAATCCACAAACAACGATCCGGGCAACGGTTTACCGGTATCCTCACGACCGCGTTCCAGCACATTTACATAATGGCCACAGAAATCTTCGGACCACTACTTCCGCTCCAACTTGACAGCAGGAATGTCAATGACATTGTCCGAGCTATTCAGTCACGTATCCATATTGAGTCGGGTGGTCAGCTAACCGATTTCACGCCAGCCTCACCCCTAGCGGCAATTAGTGAGGGTCAAGGGTTCGCTCAAGCCGAGCTACTGTATTACCTGAACGCGATGCCTGAAGCCATCACTATTCAGTGGTTGCGTTCCTTAGGGGTGCAGAGGCGAATTGGATCGAGAGCGCTGGTACAGGTGACTTTTTTCAAAGTACCTGGCTACACCCGGCCCGTAACAATCCCATCCGGTGTTCGCGTTTTCGCTGGTAGCGGCCAAGCCTATGTTCTTCGGGACCAAGTAACGATCACAGGCGACAGCGCCACAGTGACTGCGCAGTCTGAGAGGTGGGGGACCGTGTACAACGTGCCTTCTGGGTCGATTAACCGGATCGAACGTAACTTTCTCGGGCTCGATACTTTGACTAATGCGTCGCCGGCCACAGGCGGAACCGACCTGGAGACGATCGACGAAATGAAGCTGAGGGCGTTCGAGCTGTTTGGGAGACGTAACCTTACATCGAGGCTGGATTTTGAGCGCGAAGTCCAAGCCGTAGCGCCCGAAGCGACGCTGGTACGAGTGATGTCATACGAGGAGAGGTTTGGTGAAGACTCTAGGGGGGTGTTTGTTGTCGCCGGGGGAGATGACGGCTCAGCTTTGGAGGCGACAACCCAGTCATTGTTGTTGACGTCGTTGCGTGATCGCGTTCCGCTGGATGTGAAAGTGTATCTGGCCTCGCCCACTATCATCCCTGTCGAAGTAGTAATTAGTGTGCAGTGGGACCCGAGGGTGACAACCACGTTCACGGACACATTAGCAGAGAATTTGAAAAATACCATACTCGATCTTGTGTCACCACAGTCCATCGGATTGGGTAACGACCTGCTTCACACCAGTGTGCTACGCCCTGTCTTGGAGCAGGACTTTGTTATCGATGTGCCGGTCTTAGATATTAAAGAGATGGTTCTTGATCCGGAGATTACAGGTGCGACGGATGGGATTTGTGGGAGATTTGTTGGCACGGAAAACGAAACCTTGGGTACGTGTGACTATGCGTATGGTCAGGTAGTTGATAAGACGTCGACCACCCCGCTGGTATCGCCTAACTCAACGTCCAGCTACCGCCTGTACCGTGCCATCGTATCATTGACCTCGATTATCGACTTTAGCACACTAACGTATACCTACGATAACCTATATGATATCGTCTAATAGTACTTGGGATCGCGAAGCGGCGAAACCTACCGTATCTCCGGCTTTCAGCCGTGGCGTAGCTAGGGTTGTTTATGAATTCGGTAACAGACGCTCGCAAAAAATATTCAGCCACCGCCTAGGAAGTATTACTTTTCAGGATAAGCTCGGTACCGAATTGACCGAGAGCAGGGATGATGTAATTAAACAGACGTACGGCCAACGTAGCGTCAATGGGTACAGGTACAAATCAGTATCGCACAGCCACATCTTGCCTACGCTACTGGACAGAGATCTCGATATATACGGTCACGGGACACCGGTCAAAGGTGGATACGAAAACTGCGCATTGATCGGTGCTACGTGTGCTGATGGTTCGGATACTCGTTGTGCGGTGGGGAAATGTGTCTATGGGAGTCTGAGCCAAGTATCCGGTGACAAGTGGCGATACGACTCCTACACGGTGCCGGAGATTTATTACTTCGTGTACGGTACTGAATCTGTCACCTTGAGATCTATAATGAGGGGAGAGTTTAAGTTGCCGGCAGGTGCTGGAACGGTCGATGTGAACAAGCCGGCCAGCCTATCTGCCACCGTCTACTTACCACCCAAGACATATACGACCGAGACCTTTGTCCGCAGAGTCGTCGTAGCGTATCATGATACTGGCGATGTAAGAGCCCTGACCGATTCTGTCGATAATTTTGTCAGGGCGTTACTTGGTAGGAATTATGCAGAGGTGCCCGTAGAAGCTGAAATCAGAGATCGCGTCCTGGGTGCAGTGAAATCCGTATTACCCGCCCCCTGGCACACGGTTGTCGACGAACAAATAGACGTGGTGTGGAGACAACGGTACGAAGGCGCCGACCTGACCAATCGTGACTTTATGGTTGCGTGTTATGGAGTGTTGACCACTTTGTATGAAAGTGGGCTGCAGGTTGCGTTGAGTGGGATCAAGGCGTCGCGGGTTAATGTCGACAATAGGGCTGGGCGTCCTGTGTATGGGCGTTTGCCAGGTGTGTCCGGGGCGTATAATGATGAGGGGCAAGATACAGTTGCTAAGTGGCTGACAGCCGGATCGGATACTGAGTTGTCCGGTAGTAAATACCTCATCGATACGTTCTACAGGAACTATTTGGACCCAGATACATGTTACCCACTGAATCTGGACTGGCTGGCACAGCACTACGGGTTCACGAGCAATCTGTGGAATAATAGTTGGCCGGCCAGGGTAAAGCGCACCCTGCTACAAAATGCGCACGTCAACAGGGTAACTGGTTCCTTATGGACCACGGATCCCGACCAGGATACTCTACGTGAGATTGATTTTGCATGGATTGAACGCAGCGCGGTTGATACGGTTACGGGCGAGGTTTCTTTGGCATACAGATACAGCGGTAAAGAGTATGATGCGGTGTCCGGTCTCACAACAATTTCCACCAGTAACAACCTTGTTATCGATTCTAGCGCTTGGCAAGGTGTGTTACCTTCTCGCGGATCGATGGTGACCTTACTATTTATGTTCTGGGTATTCGGAATCAAAGCCCACACCCCCTCCGAGCTACGTTATGACTCCAGCGATAACACCTATGTTGTGCGTAGCGGATTACGTAGTAACGAGTCCGTGGCCCCCGTAAACACTCCGTACGTTGTGGATGTTTTGAAAGTCGGTAGCGATACTGACGCGGAGGTGGGAACTTATCCCAACCAGCTAATCGCCGACATAGGGACGTGCCAAGATAAGACCTCAGCCAACACCGTTGTAATCCGGATGCCCTTTTACTATAATAGAAATGGCAGGAGTTGGGACGCTGCAAGCCGGATTGTCGAGAACTACGTGCCATCGACATCGATTAAGAGGTTACAATATGCTTATGCTGCGGCCGATCTTTTGGTGGCCGATGACGTATTCTTTGAACCCGTATTGTAATGGCAGCCGACTTCATCAAAACCATTGCGGCAATGCACCAGGCCCAGACCCGGGTCGTAGAAGCTCTTGGGGTGCCGTATGCCGACCCGTTCAACGAAGAAGCCACTATCGCCGATGTAAATGATCCTGAGAAACTCGGCAGGGTCAAGGTCACAACCCGGGACGGGATTACTTCAGATACCTGGATACCTGTTTCCGGGTCAAGCAGCGGGACGCTGAGTGCGAGATACATTGGTGCGCAAGTGTTGGTCGGGAAGACCGATGGGAGATCGGAGAATATGTATGTGATCGGGATCACTCGTAGCGATCCGGGGATTGGAATTAATGGTCATCCTATCCAGCTCCCGATTATCGATGAGAGCATGGCGGTCTGGAATGCTTCGACCGATGCGGGAATGAAGTGTAATCAGGGTAATTCGGGTAGGATGTACGTCCTCAGTAACGAGATGAACGAAGATGTGGTGGTGTGTTTACGCCGTACCAGTAATCAGACGGGGTCGAAACCTTCGTGGGCGTGGAAATCTATTACGAGCGGGTTGTGGGTAGAGAAGGGGTTTAATCCGGGAAACGAAAGCACACCGGCTATTACGCAGGCGCAGAGGGGGAATCCAGGCATACCTGAGTGCACCGAATCTCAGTTGGGCGAGGTTCATGAATTCACCGAAGACCGTGGATTCCGCACCACAACGGTAGTTTGTAGACGAGACGAGAACAAAGACTTTACCTGGATGCCGATCAGTGCGCCGCCAGTGTTTTTCAGGTCCGCGTTGCCCACGTGTACCGAAAAAGTCCATGGCATGGAGGCAGTTATTGATAATGGTGGGAATTCTGAATTTGTTGTTTGTCAACGGTACCAAGGCAAGATGTTGTGGGTGCAGCATGGGAAGCGTCTGCCTCATAAGTTTTACAGAAAAGACCCTCCCCTAAGTCGTATTCAGTTCACGACAGCATTTAATGATATCGAGGCTCTAGCAGAGACACCTTTGATATCTAATGACTATGATTGGGCTGCAGCCAGTGACATTGTAACGACCACATTCGATGCGACTATAGGCTCTATCGACATCACTGGTACAGATCCAAGGCTCAAAGAACTGCTGAAGGTGGCAGGAATGGTTCCTGCTACAGCGTTTGATGGGGCGCAGGCAATGAGACTGGTGGCCGCTGAGGCGTTGTTGAAGAAGACAGGTATACCTGTGGATACATTAACTCAACTCATTCGGGCCGAACTGGATAGCGACGGTGTATTAACGCAATCTACGGCTCAGATTCTTGCCGGGGTTGGTAGTGCGGCTGATGCCTTGGTAAACGGGGTCGTTGGTGGCGATATCGACGATGCGTTACAGCAAATCGGTACAAGTACATTGCGGAATGCGTTACTTTCCCTAGAGCCGCGTACGGCTTCGGTAATGACCGGATTGATGTCTGGTGGTGTTATGGGAGCTGTAGACAGTGCGGTAGCTGTGGGCCTCGATAAGTTGCCGGATGAAGTGAATCGGTATGTGTCACCGGTATTAGGTATCGCAAAGAATCTACTGTTGTCTGACTATCCCGCTTCGCTTGATCGTATCCTTAATACGGCGGCGGGCGGTGGACTTTTAGGGGCGATTACGAGCACGATTAACAGCTCGCTGAAAAATAATATCGTCTCTCCTCAGTTACTAAGTACACTGGCTACTTCGTTGGCCGATGGAGGCCTAGGAGAGATCCCCAAACTCTTCGGCTCCCTCTCCAACCTCGATTCGATTGTCAAAATGCCGGTTGAATTGGGATCTTTGCCGGTCCTAGCATCAACTGCCCTCGGTGTTGTCGGTCAGATCGGTGCGGCTCAGAAGTTACTGGGTGAAGGGGGGTTAGGTATTGCTGGAGTTGACGCACTATTGGGGGACGGCTTCAACGCGGCTGCTACGATCGCGAGCGGGGTAAGTGGTCTAGCTAGTGTGTTTGGGAACGGAGGCGGATGCGTAGACCCCTGCAACCCTGCATGCCGTAAAATTTCACATGGGGAAGATAGCGATGGAAACAATCTTCTTAGGAAGTGCGGATCTTCTACCGCGACAAATGCAAATACTTATTCTTCGGCAGCTAACCTTCCGATTCCCAACAACATGGGTTCTATTGCTAAAGATCTGGGTCTTACGCATACAGGTCTCGGCAACCCTTTGGTGGCCAATAACCCCAGAAATCTGGGTGAATCTCTTGGGATTGAGAGGATTGGGAACACAGGAGAACCATTTTTCCGTGGACGTTTTGCTGATCAGATCGAAAGTCTACTAGAGCAAGCGTATTCGTACGAAGCACTGTCGAAGGGGTTAAAAGCTGCGGATAACAACATCACCCGTATCGAGTCGGTAGAGAAGAAACTGATCGACTCCCTATATAATCTACTTGGGTCTATTATGTATGACCGGAAGTCGAGCGGGTTACAGACCGCCATTATACCTAGCCTCATCAGAGATGTTAGAGAGAACTCTCAGGCGATTAGGGATCTTTACAAGTTTACCCGTAGGCTCGATAACGTTAAGAATGGGGGTACGGCTGGGGTTAATGTTACCAGCCGACTTGCCGCATCGTTTCAAAATATTCCTGATCTTAATAATTTGCTACGTATTAATAGGCGTGAGGCACTAAAGGTGTTACGCGGTGGGGTTATTCCAGCTCACCGGGAGTGGAAGACGATGGATCCTGGAAATAACGGATACAAACCCGGTGGTATCGGAAACTACGATAGCACCATACCAGATCCGTACCCCAACGAGCGTACGTTGTTTGATCGGGATAGGGTGCTGGCCATTAGCGCGGAAGCGAAGCTGGGCGATAACTCACCTCCGGTAGAAAGGACTTTGCTCGATATGGCTCTGTCGCCCGACCAGGTCGATGCGATTAGGGCGTTGCCGTCTATGGGTGAAAGCTCACTATACGATGCTGTCACAGGTCGGGAGGGCCAGAGCAGTTGTGAATAAAAAGGAGTTAGCCAAAGAAAAAGAATTGGTCGTTGAGATGACCGAGGATATTGAGAAACTAACCTCTGAGCAAAAAACTGAGCTTTTAAGGTTGAAATGTCGTACTGAATTCGTATCTTATGCTAAGTTCATTACCCGTAGTGTAGGCAGCAGTAGTGTATTCGAACCATATAAGGTCCACGAGCTTATTTGTGAATACGCGCAGCGCATTTGCGATGGAGAAGAGGGGTACAAAAGAACAACAATTTCACTACCCCCTAGAACCGGCAAGAGCATGCTGATCTCCAAAATCATGCCCTCTTGGCAGCTAGGACGCAGTCCAACTGCTCAGTTTATTATGGCTAGTTACGCCCTCAAATTGAGTCAAGAATCCAGTAGAGCCATACTTAATTTCGTGACAAGCGAAGCCCATCAGTGGGTATTTCCTGAGTGTACGGTCCTAGAAAAGAACTCGAATCTTAAAACTATACGCTCTGAGCAAGGTGGGATTATCATGTCGGCTTCTGCTGGAGCTGGTGTTACGGGTTTTGGTTTTGGGGTGATTAGTGAGGAAGATTTGCCCGGTATCGGAATCCTGGACGACCTTTTAGAGGACGGTAATTCCGCTCAAGTTCTTGACTCAACTTACTCTTGGGCTACCACGCAGTTCCTCACCAGGGGTCTTCCTAACAACTGTGTTGCCAGTATTGGTACCAGATTCCACAAAGAAGACGTGATCGGTAGATTGCTTGCCAGTGATCCAGATGGGTGGCTTGAGTTGAATGTGCCGGCCCTTTGCTTGGATGAAGAAAACGACCCCTTGGGAAGGAAACTTGGTGAATCCCATTGGCCAGAGTTTTTCCCAGTCAAAGCCTTGGAGTCAATCAGGAAACAGGACGAAAAGACGTTTAACACACTGTACCTAGGCCGTCCTCAGGGTGAAAGTGGGGCGTTGTTTAAGGACTTTTGGTTTGAGTACCATGATAAGAATAAACAAAACTACGAATACGTGTTTGCCACAGCGGATACGGCTTTGAAAAAAGAGGAGATAAACGACCCGTCGGTTATTTGCATATTCGGTGTTGTCAAGAAGACACGTAAACTCCATTTGTTGCATGTGTACCAAGAGCGCATGGAGTTTCCAGAACTGCTTAAGGCGATGCCTGTGTGGTTGAAACTTTGGAGGGTCAGAGCTTTGTATGTCGAAAGCAGGGCGTCGGGGTTGCCCTTGCTCCAGATGCTGCGAAAAGAGCTTCAGATTGCTGTCAAGGAAGTTGTACCTACCAAGGACAAGATCCTAAGGGCCAACGAAGTGGCTCCTGTTGCCGAAGACGGACGCGTATCGATCTACTCAGAAATTCCAAATCTCGGTGACCTGATGACCGAGCTTTGTGCGTTTCCTTATGCAAAACATGATGATTTTGTTGATAGCTTCTGTATGGGGCTCAAGATCTACCGTGACGAAATTATGGGATCAGCTAAGACGGTACATGGTGGGAGCCGGATTCACCTGCCGACTACAAATTACAGCGGTGGGCAACAACGGATGACAAGTCGTCTAGGCCGAGGTTCACTAAAGACTTCGTATTTGTAGGAAAAATGTGCTATAATACATGCGTATGTGTTACAACGGAGGACAATGAGTTCTGAATTCAAGTACCGAGTAGTATTTTTCACGCAAAAGGGGTGTCCAGCCTGCGAAGCCATGCGCACCGTGTGGTCAAAGGTTGCTGGAGAAGTGGCCGAAGAGTATCCCGAGCTTCGTGTGGGTTGGGGAATGTTTGACGTCCTTGAAGATAACTGGGAGTTCCTTGAGTCTCTGGTTCCTGGCGAGTCGGGACAAGGTACACCGGAGTTTGCCGTATTCGATGCAGAGTGTAACCTCGTAGCGTTCAATGGCGAGGGCATTATGGCGGCCAGTCAGCTTAAAGATTTTGTACTAACGTCCATTCGCAATTATTGATGGAACTTAATTCTAAGAACAAGGGTAGACGGACCGAATACGAGATTACTCGTGACCGTCACATCAGGGAGAATATGTGGAAAGCATCGCACGCCGCTCGCAAGGTGTCGATGTTCAGCGGCCTATCCTTCGAAGAGCTTAGGTCTGTGGCCTTAGAAGCGATGGTCAAACTGTATGAGCGGTGGGATCCGAGTAAAGCGAACTTCAGTACGTGGTTGAACAGGTCGTTAACGTTCCAGGTACTTAATTATCTGCGCGATCACTCCCGGATGATTAAAATGCCGCGTCTGTATGCGGATACGTACTTGAAGATACGAAAAATCATTGGTGATAACCCTGACATCTCGGATGAAGATGTGGCCCGCAAGACCGGCCTGGATACCTATGTAATCGGTGAGACCCGTAAGGCGTATCAGATCCAGTACCTGGAGATCAACGAGGATACCGAGATGCCTGTTGACGGCATTGACCTCGAAGAGGACTCGCTCCAACGGATGTTTGATGATTACAAGGGAACGTTGGAGAGGTTGGCGGATCTGCCGGAATCTGAATACGAATTCTTGGTTGATGTTTACATTCACAAACGGGCATCATCGACCATTGCCCGCAAGAATCCGGGCGTGAATACGGCCGAAAAGGTGCGTGAACGTACCCAAGAAATCCTATCAAAGGTGTTGTCGGAAGAATGCCAGCTCGATATGTGACTGTTGCAGGGCAACAGTATAATAAGAGGCAGTACGGGGAGCGATGGTCGGGTATAGTGTCCGGTTATGAGACTGGCGTTACCTTGTCCCCGGGCGATACTGCGTTTCTCACCGAGTCGGTGACCGGTATTACCCGGTTCGCGAAGATTATGGCGCGAGGGAGGGTTACGTTTCGTATTGTCCAGAAGACGTTTAATGGCCGGAGGGTCAAAGGGGTGGCTATGGTCACGCCCGGATCTGGACACGAAGTGTGGATCGGGAAGCAGGTAGTAATGAAAGCGTTGTTTCCGCCCACTAACGCGCCCGATCCGGCCAAAGAGAATCGGCGCCAAGTGTTGCGGGCGTTACGGGACATTATCGAACCGCAGATCAGGCAGTACCGCAACCAGTTCTCGGGGAAGTCGGTCATCAAGTCGTCGTTGACGGGCAAACCTATATTTGGTGCGTACCACGTTGATCACGTATACCCATTCATACGACTTGTCGAGGAGTGGTGCAGGGAGAACGGCTACGATCTAGAGACGATACCTGTCCAGTGTCGTGGTACGGATTGTCGCCTCCAGTCGACAGATATGGCCGAGAGCTGGTTCGATTATCATGCGTTCCATGCCGAATTCCAGGTCCTCGATGCGTCAGAGAACACCTCAAAAGGGGCTCGATATTTTGGAAGGGGGAAACAGTTCCCCGAATAGCCGAGCCGCTTCGTTGGCCAAAATGTCACCGATCTGCGTATCACTCCGCGCGATACGGTTGAGCCAGGGCTGGTCGGGGTCGGGTGTGTCTCTGTACCCAGATACCATTGTGTACACGGGCTTCGTTTCACGCCCCGTATACATAACGGAACGATCCTCGGCATACCTCCGTCGCAAGTAGCGAATCACGGGTGAGTCAGGACCCTGCTGCTCCAGCTCAATTTCTAACGCCCTCAACGAACTCTGCAGGGCGCTGAACAGCTTCTCGCCCTGGTTGTCGCTACTGATTTCGACCGTTACCGCACCGACGGAGCGAACGTACTGAGAAATGTTGTGCGTAACTTCACGCGTATACGCCTCGGTAACCGCCCTAAGGAATTCGACACG